TTCGCCCGGGCGCCCGCCTCGGGTGCCCGGATGCCCAGTGCCGAGGCTGCCTCGGTGCCCTGCGCCTGGGGTGCCGCCTGCGGGCCCGGCGCCATGCTGGCGGCCTGGTCCTCGACCGAGCCGGTCAGCACCGGGCGGGAGATCGTGTTCGTCGTCGTCTGTGTCGAGTCGCCGCCACCCACCTGGGACAGCAGCGCAGCCGCCGCGGACTCGTGCTTCGCGTACGCGCTCGGATAGGCCGAGCGCTGCACCGCCTGCGCCGCCTGGGCCAGCGACATGTCCGCCCGCTTGGGGTTCGACAGCAGCGCGTCGAAGAACTTACCCGCCGCGTACGACGGGTTCGACACCTGCTCGACCGTGCCCCAGCCCTGCGACGGACGCTGCTGGAACAGGCCGACCGAGTCGCGGTCCCCGTAGGACAGGTTCCGCAGCCCGGACTCCTGCAACGCCGTGGCGATGGCGATCTGAATGTCACGGTCTGACGCACCCCGGGACCGCCCCACCTGGGCGATGATCCGGGCGTTGTTCATCTGCTCCTGCGTGTACGCCATCAGACCGGCGCCCCCAGCGCCTGGAATAGCGCGGAGGCGTACGTGGTGGCCGCCTGGTAGGCGCCGTAGTCAGGCAGCGCCTGCGCACGGTCCGTGGCCATCTGGTTCGCCTGCGCGTCCGACACGCCACCCTTCTGCGCCGACGAGTTGACCGTCGTCGTCGGACGACCCTGCGAGTCGTACGACGTCGTGGTGTCGGTGGTGGTGACCACCGGGCTCTTGCGCTCCGACTCGTTCAGCGCCTGCGTGTAGGCGGTGATCTCCTCGTCGGTCGCGTCCCGGCCCAGGTACTTCGACAGGGCGCCGTTGATGATCGCCCGAGCCGAGTCCGGGTCGGTCAGGTTCAGCGACTTGGTGATCGCCCGAGACCGGAACGACTGGTTCACCGCCCGCTCCCTCGCCCCGGCCGAACTGTAGGCCGTGGCATCCGACGGGTCCCGGCCAGCCAGGATCGCAGCAGCCGCATACGGGTCGATGTTCGACCGCCCGTGCGACAGCCAGTCCGCGGCCTCGTCAATCGAGTCCTCCCACCACTTGCGCAGCGTGGAGTAGTCCGCCTCGTCCGGGTCCACCGCACCGACGTGGATCAGCCACTTGCGCCAGCGGTCGATGTTGAAGGTCTCGCTGTAGGCCATGTCCTTGGCCTCTTGCTTCGTGGACTGCATCGGCACACCGCCGCGACGCCCACCCGACCCGGCGACCTCGTTGCGCCACTCCGGGCCGAACTTGCTGCGGCCCATGTACACCGGACGGTGCGCATCGTCGTCCAGCGCCGACGCACCCGCGGTCCCGCCCGCACCCGTCTGCATGATCCGAGTCGTCCAGTCCTGGGCGTTGGAAGATGCAGACGGGCCGGACGAAGACGCCGACGGGGAGGCAGACGGCACGGGCGGACCGTAGACGCCGCCCGTGCCGGGCACACCGCTGTAGAGAGCCATCAGTACGCCACCACCTCGCTGTTCAGGTTGTCCCGCTCCAGGCGGGCCCGGGCGTACAACTGCTGGAATGCGTTCGAGTTGTCACGAAGTTGCTTCGTGAACTCCTGCCACTGCTGGAACAGGGCGGTCTGCTGGAACTCGGCACCATCGGCCGAGCGGTACCCCATCGCCTGCATCTGCTGGCGGACCGCCTCGCGGACGTGGAAGTAGTCGTTCAACGCCGACAAGTCCTGGCGCTTCGTCACCAGGTCGGGGTTCCGGGACAGGGCGCCGTACGCCTTGTTCAGGAAGTCACCCACCGGGTTCGGACCCTCCTCGGAACCCTTCTGGTAGGCCGTGGCCCACGCCGGGTTCCGCTTCGACAGGTCCTCCAGGAACTGGTCGCGCACCTCGCGCAGAGGTGCCGCAGCGTTCGAGTACAGCGACGCCAGGCCCAACTGGTCCAGGCGTTCGTCCAGCCCCGCGGAGAACGACATCCACTCCCGCCAGCCCTTGTCTTCCAGGATCTGGTTGTAGGAGTCCTGCTCGCCCAGCGACTGCCTGAACGTGTCCGTGTTGCCGTACCCGATCTTCTGCCGCTTCTGCGCCGTGTACACGGCGTCAGAGAACTGCCCGGTGTAGTTCGCGTCACCCGCGAACATCCACCCGATGTCAGGTGCGTGCGCAATCTCCTTGCGCCACGGCTGGACCGTCTTCCACGCCGCCTCCGAGGGGGCGATGCCCGACTCGTTCTTCGACGTCTCCACGATGACCTCCCCGTAGTCGGGGAAGTCCTTCATGAAACGGTCCTCAGCGGTCACCCCGTTGACGACGCCCTGCTTCTGGTAGTCGCGGAACTTCGTGATGTACCAGTCCAGTTTGGACTGCGGGGCCGTCGAGGCGGGGATCGCCCACGTGCCGATGAACCGCAGCAGCCACCAGTTGCGAGCCTGGTTGGCAACCTTCTGCCTGGTCTCGGGACCGGACAGGAACTCGCCCGTGCGCTGCTGCCGGTTCAGTTCGTCGCCCATCAGACGCGAGTACGTCTGCGCGAACAACGGCCCATCCTGCTCGATGGCGTTGTTCATGGCGCGCAGCCAGTTCGGCTGCGCCTGCACGAACTTCGACTCGTCCGTCTGCCCGTACGGGTTCAGCCAGTTCTCGATCAGCGGGTTGTCGGCCTGGGCCGTGACCCACGCCTGCTGCTCGTCCGACAGCGGAATGGGCAGCGACCCCACCAGGGCTTCGTTGATCGGGATGGTGACCAACGGACCAGTCGGCGGCAGGAACGGGTTCTCCCCCTGGAAGATCGCGTTCAACGACCCGCGAGAGATCGTGAACGTGTCCGTCCCGGCCCACTTCTTCACCGCTGACGGCAGGTGGAACACCAACTTGCCGGACATCGGGTTGAAGTTGTAGCCGATGGTCTTGCCCAGCGAACCATCCGCGTTGATCTCCCGCACCCGCCCGTCGGACATGATGCGGTGACCCTGGCCGTCCTTGGTGAGGAACATGCCGGACAGGCCACTGAACCCCTGGTACCCGAGCGGCAAAGCCATCGGGTGCTCGGCGAAAATGTGCCCCCACTTGCGCATGGTGTCCGACCATGCGCTGTAGAACTGCGACAGGAACCGCACATGGTAGGCGAGGTTCGACACGTGAGACGTGTCGAACACGATGTCTGCCATGTCGCGGCGGGCCAGCGCGTCAGCCCGCTTCTGAACGTTGCGGACCTCGTTCCACTTCAGCGTGTCCCGGCCACCGGGGTGGCCGATGGACGCCGCCAGGCGGCGCACATGCTCGTTGTAGAGCCGCTGATAGGTGGGGTGGCGTCCCATGATGCCCTCAGGCAGGGTCGACATCAGGTGGAAGTAGTGCGCCTTGGAGGTGTCGTACTTCGCAATGATGTGGTTCGCCGGATTCGTCTGGCCGACGTAGTCGATCTTCGCCGGGACCAGCGGGCGGGTGTCGCCGTCCGCATACCAGGCGGCCACGTCCTCCGGGGAGATGTCCCGGCCGACGATGGTGTCCGCCGCGGACTGGTTCGGGACCAGGTTGTCCACGTGCTCACGCTGCGCGGCCAGGAAGTCCTGCATCGAGCGCCAGCGGGGGTTCTCCCCGTTGCCCTTCGTCCGCCCCTGCCGGGCGCGCCAGTACTCCGGCCCATCACCCAGCGGGTCACGCAGCCACTTGATGATGTCCTCGTCGCGTGCGCCGAGCAGCATCATCATCATGGACTTGTCGTTGCGGATGTCACGGTTCACCGTGTCGGCGTACACGTTCGCCCAGCGCTCACGAGACGCCTTGCTGGTGCCGTACTCGACCTCCTGGTACCCCGAGACTACGGCGCGGTCGATAGCCCGCTGGCGGCCCTGCTCCAGAAGCCCGAACACCGACTCCTGCGCGTTCGGCAGGATGCGCTGCGACAGCGACTCCCAGCCGTTCGTGTAGGCGTCGAACTCGTTGTACGGGGTGTAGGCGCCCGACTTGAAGTCCATCGACTCCGACGACCCCTGGATCTTCTTCGCCGCCGTCTTGCCGCGGCGAACCCTGCCCAGGGCGTTCGGGTCCAGGCCCTCGGAGTGCAGCATGCGCTCCCAGTCCTGCTTGGACATCTCGATGGTCTGGCGCAGTTCCCGCTGCCGGTCCAGGATCTGCGCGATGCGCGCCGCATCCCGCGGAGCCTGCTCCCGAACCGCCAGGGCCTTTCCTCCAGAACCGTCGGTGATCGCCTTGGGCGAGCCCGCGGGCATGGTGTCCGGCTTGTAGCCGTGCTGACGCACATGCTCCACGTCGGCCGGGGCGAACCGCTCCAGCGCGTCGTCCAGGCCGTCGATCTCGCGCATCGCCTCACGCTTGGAGTTGAAGAACTCCACGTCCGACGCCTTGACGTACTTCAGGTTGTCCGCCCAGTTGCGCACACCCTTCATCGCCGTCAGGCCGTACTCCAGCGCACCGGCCGTAGCCACCGTGCGCAACTGCACGTCCATCTGGTTGCGCAGGCCATACGCCGGGCGGAACAGGGCCCCGAACTTCCACAGGTCGTTGATCGTGCCCATGATGTGGTCCGGCAGTTCCCGGGTCAGCGGCGAACCGGCAATGGTCGCCACCTTCGTCGGGTCCGACGCCGCCAGTCCGGGACGGAACTGGGAGGACAGCATGGTGTCCATGCGCTTCCAGTCGATCAGCGCGGCCACAGCCTGCGTCTGCCCGCCCGAGATCTGCTTCGCCAGTTCGCTGCCCGCGGCGTACCACTGGCCGTCGACCGGGTCCCGCCACACCAGCGGCGAGTCCATGTCCACCGCACGGCGGGCGTGCTGCATCAGCGACTCCAGGGACTTCTCCCGCACACCCTTCGCCGCGTCGATCCACACGCGAACCTCGTCCGGGTCCACGTTGTGCAGCCGGGCGTACTTGTTCGCCAGGCGCTTCGCGGCCACCGAGTTCACATGGTGCAGGATCTCCTGGCGCTGCGTGCGCGACAGGTCCGGGTCGATGGGTCCGCGGGTGCTCGTGAAAGCATCCCGCCACTTGCCCCAGACGTCCGCCCGCTGGTCGCGCTTCGAGAAGATCTTCGAGGTGCGACGCAGGTAGGCGTCGAACAGTTCCGGTGCCGCGTCGTCCGTCAGCCGCATCGTCTCCGGGACGTGCATCCCGGCCAGGACGTTGACCGGGCCGGTGGACCGGAAGAACCGGATCGACTTCGCCACCCGAGTCTGCTGCACACCGGACATGGTCCGGCGCAGGCCAGCAGTCAGCGGCAGTTTGTCGATCTGGCCCGCCGCGCCCAGTTCGCCCAGGCGGTCCAGCGACACGCCCTGCGTCGCGGACGTCATGGTCCGCGACACGTCCGAGATGTGGGTGGAGAGTTCGCCCAGGATTGCCTGACGGCGCTTCTCGAACAGGTCGTCGTTGTGGAGGATCGCGTCCTTCTGCTCCACCGACAGGCGCGGGTCGGACAGGATGAACTGCTCCGCCCCGTGACGGTCCGTCTGGAACAGGGCCTGGAAGTCCGTGGCCATGCGCAGGTTGCGCGACTCCATGCGGGCCAGCGCATCCCGGTCACCCAGGGCAGCCCACTGGATATCGTCGATCATGCCCGCCGCGATGTCGCGGTCCGAGTACGTGGACGCCACGTAGGTGGCGGCACGGGCCAGCGGGCCACGCTCCAGCGAGCGGTTGATCAGCGGCAGTTTCGACGCACGGTCGACGGTGCCCGGGCGTGCGGCAATCGTGCCGTCGGCGCGACGGTCGATGGCGTCCAGGATGGCGTCAGTGTTGCGCTCCACGTTGTGCTGGAGGCGGCGGGTCGTGCCCAGCACCGTGTGGGGCGCAGAGGGCACACCTGCGGCAGCGTTCGCTGCCACCTCCGGCACGGCCTCCTCGGCCACGCCCGCGCCGCGGGCCGTCTTCGCGGCCACCTCGCTCGCAGCCAGCCGGGCAGCGCGCGAGGTCGCCGCAGCCTCGGTGATGTCAGCGGCGCGCAGGACGCGGGCGGCCCGCGTTGCAGCGCCCAGGCCACCGCTGGCCACGTTCGTCGGGTCCAGGACCGTGGACGCGATGCCGTCCGCGATGCCGGTGATCCACTTCTGCGGCCCGGACGCAAAGTACTGCATCCGGTCCTGCTCCTTGCCGGGGTCGTCGACCAGCGGCAGGACGGCGCGACCCGTGGTCGGGTCGATCTTGTTGTCCCGGTCGCCCAGGGACGCCAACTCCCACGCCGTCTGCGCGATGGAGGCGTCGTTCGCCCGCGCCTGCGGGTAGTAGTGGTCCCGGAACTCACGGTCCGTGAACGCCAGGCCCGGGATCGCGCCCAGGAACGACAGCGTGTTGCGCACCCCGGCCCGCCAGATGTTCTGGTCGTTGGCGTTGTCGTAGGCGTCGTCCACCCGCTTGCGAGTCACGGCCTCGTAGTAGTCCGTGACGGGCGAGAAGATGTTCCGCTCCGACCACGCCAGGGCGCGGGTGATGGGGTCCGAGGCCGCCGCAGCGGCCTGGTTCTCGTGCACACGCCGCGCGAACTCCGGGTCCGTCTGAGTGCGCTCCACGTTGTCCTGCAACGTGGGCAGGGACGGCTTGAAGAACGCCGACCCTGCCAGGTAGTTGCCGCTGCGAGCAGCCTCAGCCCGAGTAGACGTGGCGTCGGCCACACCCTGGGCCGTTCCGAGGGGCACGCCCTCGCGGAACGCGGCACCCAGGCGGTCGTAGTACGTCACGTCGCCTCCAGACTCACTGCATACGGTTGGCTAGCGCCACCCTCACCGCGCGCTTGAACGACGCCGGGACGTCGTCCCGCATGGACGCCGCCATCAGCGCCTGCATCTCCCCGGGGGAGAGGTTGCGCGCCGAGTCGGACTCGTCGTCCAGGTAGTTCTGGGGCAGGCCCAGGACGTCAACGCCCGGGCCCGCCCCTGCCGCCGCACCAGACGTGATCGGCTGGTCCGGCAAGGTGCTCTCAGCGCCCAATCCCACCAGGGACGCAAGAGGGTCTACCGCCGCACCTCCGCCCCCCGAGGAGGGGGAGGGGCTGGCGGCAAGCGGTGCCCCCTGCTGAAGTTCGCGGAACTGGGAAGCGCCGCCGTACTCAGCATTGGGGAGATCTTGAATGGGCTGTCGCCCGTCCGTGCGCTGGCTCATCGCGCCGGGACCGGAGACCGGCGCCGGGTTCGCGGGCGCCTCGTAGCCGCCCCGTCCGGCCATGTCAGTCCTCTCCCGCGACGATGGCCTCTATGTCACGTAACATCTCTGCGCGGACCGTGTCGCGGTTCATCTTCCGCTTGGCCGTGTACAGGGAGTGCATGGCCAGGACGCGCCGGGCGTCGCTCAGGCCCTCGGCAAGCCCGGTCAGGCCGCCGACGACGACTCCGAGCAGGGCGATGGGGACGTCCACGTACCAGACGTAGGGCATCGCACCGACCGACTCCTCGTTCTCGTCATACTCGTCGTCCATGTCGGACCCCCTTACTGGGCGGCGGGTTGGACCCGGGACGTGTAGGCCCCGAGGTTGGGCTGACCCGAGGAGGTCAGCCCGGCGAAGAAGTTCTGGAGCGGTTCCGGCCCGCCCTGCTCAGGAAGAGACCCGCCACCCTGGGCCTGACCCGCTTCCGGGGCCAGGGACTCCGCGCCAGGCATGGGCGTCGGAGCGGGGGCGGGCGGAGGGGGCGGGAAGATCTTCTGGGCGACGTCCTCGATGGGCTTGCCCTTCTCCACCTCGTTGACGAACGTGGCGATCTTCGCCACGACACCCGAGGCGTCCCCGCCGTTGGCAACGATCTGCGGCACCGCCGCAGCCATCCCGGCGACAGCCGAGACGATGGCCGCCCGGCCCTGCTCCACCTGGATCTTGTGCTGCTCCTGAGTCGCGTCGATCTCCCCGGGCAGTTCCCGGGTGACCGTGTCCGCGGAGAACAGGCCCGCGGCCTGCCCCTGGAGGAGGTAGACCATGTGCCGGTTCTTGTCCAGGCCGGTGGACGTGCCGTAGGTGACGTCGATGTTGTGGTCGCCGTTGATGTCCTTCGACGGGATGTACGACACCTCGTACATCGACCCGTCCTTGGTGCCCGAGATGCGCTTCTCGACGTTGCCCCACAGGGCCTCGTCCATCTTGAAGCACGCCTTGGCCACCTGGTCGAAGTGGAACTCCAGCGTCTCCTGCAACAGGGCCACCTGCTGGGAGTACCCGGCCATCAGTTCCTGCACGCCGCGGCCCGTGACCACCGAGGCGTCCAGGTTGCCGGACATCGCCTCAGGGATGATGGCCCCGAAGTTCATCTCCTGCTTGAAGTGCTCGATGGCGGCGAACGACGCCGCAGGCACCTCGACCGGCAGGCGCTTGGCAGACTGCGGGTTCGAGGACCGGATGATGGCGTCGGGCCCCATCGGCACGTCGCCGACGTCGTTGGGCAGGATCAGCGGAGCCTGGACCGCCTTCGCGGCAGCCTCCAGGGTCAGCATCTGCATCTCGTTGGACGCCAGTTGCACCCACACCAGGTCGTCCCAGGCGCCGCGGACCCGGCCGTCGATGGTCGGGCGCTTGGTCGCTACGAACGTGCAGCACCCGATGGGGTTCGGCATCCGCGTCAGCAGCAGCCCGTCCCCGCAGCCGGGGACCAGCATGGTGATGTACTTGCCGTCGTCGTGCAGGGTGACCTCGACGTCACGGCCAGCGTTCGCCGGGTCGTACCCGCGCTGCTCCTCCTGCCACCGCTTCAGCCGGGGGGCGACCTCCGGGTACTCGGCGGCCAGGTCCACCAGGCGGCGGCGGAACACCAGGGCGATCTCCTTGGTGCGCCCGCGTGCGTCCCACACCGGGTACACGCCGAGCGAGTCCCGGTTCAGCGGGACCGGCATGTTGTCCTCGAAGTCCGGGGTGATCTGAGTGACGATCATCCCGAACGTGCCCAACTGGTCCGCCCCGATCTGCATCTGGGCGGAGAACCGGGCGTTGTTGAAGTAGTGGTTGACGATCTTGGTGCGCTTGTCGGCGCGGTCCTTGGCCGCCTGAGAGGCGGACATGGACGTGGCCCGGCAGCGGATCGCGGGCAGCGGCGCCAGCGCCGCGGCCAGGATGCGGGCCTGGACGTCGATGCGGTTGGCGACGATGGGTCGCGGGTGCGCCTCGTTGAACGCATCCCGGTCGACCGCATCCCAGTCACCGCGCCGCACCGCCAGGGTGATGGCCGCGGTGGCGTCACGGTAGGCGAAAGCCTCCCGCAGCATGTCCACGCGAGCCTTCGTCGCCCGGACGTCGTAGGTGTCTTCGACGGCCATCAGTACCCCCCTCCCGTTTCAAGGACGTGCGCGGGCGCCAGGAACGAGGAGTTGCGGCGGCGGCGCGAGACGAAGCGGTTGTTGACAAAGTGCTGCTGCTGCCTGAGTTCGCCGGGGACCTCGAAGCCGAGCATGTGCTGAGCCCGGATGTTGGCGAACCACAGCGCCATGACGGCGTCCTGGCGCAGGTCGCGCCCACGCATGCCCGGCTGCCAGGTGCCCAGTTCCTCGATCAGGGTCTGCACCCCCGGCGAGGTCATCGGGTCCGGCAGGGAGATGCGGTGATCCCCGTTCGGGATCGGGATGCCGATGCCCGCCTTGGCGTCCGACACCTTGAACGTGCCGAACAGGGTGGACATCGCGCCGATGCCGATGTCCTCGTCGTACTTGTTCTGCCCGCGGGTCTGGTGCGGGGTCAGCCGCACCTGCCGGGAGTTCAGGTACTCGCGGATCGCCATGTCCTGCACGATGAACGCCTGAGCGGCGTTCGACTCGATCACCCACTCGTGCACCCCGAACCGCTCCGTGACGGTGCGGATCATCTGGTGAATCCACGGGTTGGTGGCCTGCGGCTCGGTGTACACGTCCAGCACGTAGCGCATGTGCGTGGCCCGGTCGACGGCCACCACACAGATGGCCGCCTCGCCGAACGGGTCCATGCCAGCGATGACGTACATGCCCTCCTGGCCGGTCACCGGGGCCGCCTTGGGCGACCCGACCGGCAGGGGCCCCGCCTTGCGGAACCTGTTGACCACCGCCGACAGCATCTCGGGGGAGAACGTCGCGTTCGACGCCGACTCCTGCTGCATGTACACCAGCGACCAGATGCGGGCAGGCTTGGAGTTGCGGACCTTGTTCGCCACCGGGCCCGGCTTGGCCCAGTACCAGCCCGGCTCCCCGGGGATCTCCTTGTCGCCCGACGCCATCGGCGTGGTCGACTTGGGCCACAACGTCACCCAGTCCTCGGGGTTCTCCGCGAACTGGAGCACGTACGGCTGGCGCAGGTACGACCACGGGGAGCGGCCCGAGATCTCATACCGGCGGTCGTTGCGCAACTCCCGGTACAGGTCCGTCTGCGCCAGGCGGGTGCCGATCACCAGCAACTTCCCGCCCACGACCAGACGGTTCTCAACCTCGGACTCGATCCAGTCGATCTGCTTCTCGTACTCGTGGGCGTTGGCCAGCACCACCGTGTCGTCCAGGATGATGAGGTCCGCGCGGGCACCGTAGATCTGGGCGCCGATGCCCAGGGCCTCCACCGTCGGGTCCTGCTGGTCGCGGTCGATACCCGCGACATAGATCGTGTTCGCGGCGAACGTGCCCATCCCGGGGGCGGGCTTGAAGCCGCCCTCCGGGGCGAACGCGGCCTGCAACTTCGCGAACCGCGGCGAGATAAGACGAGTCTTGATCTGGTGCAAAGACTTGCGCGCCTGCTCCTGGCGCTTCGACACAATGATGACCCGGACGTTCGGGTCCATACAAATGCGGTAAGTGACGTAATCCACGGTCAATGTCTGCGTCTTGGAGTTGCTTGAAGCGATTACGCCATTCCCTATTCCAAAAAGGGAATCTTCGGAGTCCACCGCAAGGCAGGCCACCGGGACGGACTCGACCGGCCGAACGTCAACGATGGTGACGTGGGAGCCCTTGCCCTTGCGCTCCGGCACGGGCGGCACCTTGGCCGCCTTGCGGGGTAGGCGGAACGTGTGCTCGTCACCGCGGAAGTAGATAAGCCAGGTGTTCGCCTCGCGCTTCAGCCGGGGCGTGTGCCCCAGCGTCGCCACCAGGCGGTAGACCTGGCGCGCCAGTCCCTCGTCCGCCGAGCAGAACTTGACCCGGCCATCGCCCTTACCGGCAGTGCCGTCAGAGTCCATGAGGCCCTGGAGCAGTGCGGTGCGCTGCTTGGCAGAGGATGTCTCGTAGACCGCGGGGATGCGCTTGTTGTGCAGCACCCCCAGGTCGGACAACTTCTTGCGCAGGTCGTTGCCGCCCAGGTACGAGCCGTCCCCCAGCCAGTAGCCGAAGATGTACGGGTCGATGGGCAGGTCCGCCTCGGCGTTGTCGATGGCGGGGATCGTCCTGATCCGGTGGTTGACCTGACCAGACGGGGTCCGCAGGGACTCCGCAATCTCCTCGGTGGTCCGGTAGGCGTACTTGTACTCGCCCTTGCGGTAGCCGTCGCGCAGGGCGGCGGTGTACCACTCGTGCGAGCCGGAAGCCACGACAACCTCACCCGTCGAGAACTCCACCTCGTAGCACGGCAGGTCGGTGAAGACGGGAGAGCACCCGTTCACCGGGACCCACGACCCGTCCGTGGCGACAACCTCGTCACCCACGGCCACGTCCTTCAGCGCCTTCCACCCCGCACGGGTGAACACCGGGGTGTCCAGCGCCACCGGGTGCTCCGGCGGAACATTCACGATCAGACGGTCCGGGTCACGCTTGTCCCAGACGGTCCCCGGAATGACCTCCGGGTCGCGGCCCTCCAGAATGTCCACCCACATCTGCTGGTGGGCGAAAGTGTCACGGTCCAGGTACTCCTTGCGGAACGCCGCAAAGTCGATGTTCCTCGACGGGCGGACCTCGACGTCCGCCGAACGGCCCGGCCCGTTCGCCTTGCGTGCCGCGCGGATCTCGTCGACCCGCCGCGCCCAGTCCTTGTCCGACCGGCGCCAGTTCTCCACCGTCTTGACCGACCGGCCCACCGCAGCCATCGCGGTGGCCATCGTCTGGCCCGCCGCAACGGCGGCGAGCACCCGCTCCTTGGCCTCAGCGGCGGTCACCTTCTCGGGCACGAAGTCTCCTCTCGCGCGCCTCGGCGACACACACCAGGCAGCGGCGGTCCTTCTTCCGGTTCCCCGGACGGAGGTAGGTGGTCGTCTCAGGACTCCACGGGTGCCCGTTCGGGCACGTGACCGCGAACCGGGCGTACCGGGACGAGACGTGGTCGGGGTGGACGCAGCGCTCCTCGCCGCACACCGGGTCGGCGCGCAAGCCCGTCAGGGGCTTGCCGCGCAGCAGGTGCAGCAGGACAGCCGCGACCGGGTAGGGGTGGCCGTTCAGGGTGGTCTGGCCACGCCAGCCACCCTGGTCGGTGAAAACGCCGTCCCAGACCCAGTGCTCGCCGTCGGTGGTGATCCGGTCCCAGATCCTGCCCGGGACGCAAGGGCTGCCAAACTCGATCAACCGGTCCTCCAGGACACAGCGGGGGCGAGGGGAGGCGATGAGGGGGGAAAGGGGGGAGCACATGGGCCCACGACGAAGGAGTGGGCCAGTGCAACACGTAACACTACCATGACACCACGTCAGTGACGTGCGCCAGACCCCTCAAAGGTCTGGCGCTTCACGTCATGTTCCATGAGGCGAGCCACCTTCCGGGGTGGCTCGCTCACGTGTTCGTGAAGTGCGCCCGCGCGAGAAGTACTTCTCACAGAAATACCGTTACGGGCGACGAGCACCCGTCGCCCAAAAAGTCAATGTGACGTGCGTCACAGTCCGTATAACCGCAGGTCACAGGCCCGACACGCCGAAACACGACACGCCGAAACAGGAACGGCCATGGGGGGATACCCCGCGAAATTTTTACGTCGACAGGGGCCCCTGAAGGGAGGGGTGAGGTTAAGCATCCCCCGGGTCGATGCCGCGCGCGGTGCCCTGGTGGGCAGCACGCGGCCCGCCGGGCACGTGCAGCATCGGCACGGATACATACATCGTCTGACCAGGCACGATGCCCCCCCGGTGGGGGCCACATGAGCCCCGATGGGTAGACGTCCAAGCCATATAAGCGGACGACCGTACGCTTATCTCCAGTGCACTGTCTGGCGGTGTCTGTCCGGGTGGTCTAGACCGGTCTTGCGGTGTGCTTCCAATGGTGCGACCAATGGTGTGCTGCCGTGGCTTGGTGTCATGGGTGTGGTCATGGTGTGGTGGTTGATGCGTACGCATCGAGCCCTGAGCCCGTGTGTACGTGGTACGCAGTAGTGGTCTAGACCAGGTGGTGGGTGAACTTGTGTGAAGGTTTGCGTCATGGGTGTTGACACGGTGTCCGGCAGGGAGCACGGTGGGTAGTGCAAGGCCACGCGCTCGGGAGGGTCCCGGGCGGGAGAGGGAATGATGAGCACGATCTGCACCCGAGGTGCGCGGGTCTCGGCCGAGACCGCGGTTGGTACGCGCGTTGTTCCGTCGTCGGTTGAGTTGACGCCGGGGAACATCTCCAACAACCTGGCCACCGTGGTTGGCAACGATGGCATGCGACTCACGGTGCGCTGGGACAACGGCGGGACGTCGTCGGGCCCGCTGGCTCACGGTGGCTGGTACGAAGCCATCCCGTTCGGTGAGCCCGAGCCAGAGACCACCACCACCACCACCACCAGCGAAACACTCCACCTGGAGCAGGTCGACGCCGTGGCCCGCTTCGGCGGCACCGTGCGCATCGACCTGCACGGGCGCTACGCCTCGGACGGATACGAATGGGACACGACGCTCACCCTCACGGCCGACGACGCTCGCGCGCTGGCGGCTCGCGTCGTGGACGTGGCGGGGACGCCGGATGCGGTGTGGGCGGATGCGCACGAGTCGACGCGGGGCGTGAGCGTGCGTCGCCGCCTGGCGGCGTCGCTGGCGCACGAGCGGATCGCGGTTCACACGGTGGTCGCGGTGGACGATGTGGCGGACGACGCTGACGGTTCTGGGCAGGTGCTGACGACGTCGACGTTGTGGATCGTGCCGAGCATCATGGTGGCGCGGGATGCGGCTACTGCGATCCTGGCGGCATCGCAGCCGCGAGAGGGTGAGTGAGATGCACAAGGTCACTGACGAGAACGGCAAGCCCTGGACGATCCTTGACGACCCCGCCGACCTCGACGTCCCCGAGATTGCAGAGGTTGTCGAGGACGCCGTCGGGTGGTTCCTGGACGAGCGAAGCGTCAACCGCGACGACTACGCCGACCGCTTCGAGGGGACGCACCTCGCCGACGGATCGCGGTTGGAGTTGCCGAGCGGGCGCGACGCATGGGAACACCCGCTCATGAGGGCCCTCCTCCGCGAGGCCCGCAAAATCCACCGCGAGTCGCGCGCCTGAGCCACTCACAACAGAAAGGGCCCCGGGAGATGATCCCGGGGCCCTTTTGGTTGTGCGGATATGGTAGTCAGTGCGGGTGACGTGGATATCGTCGTCGGTTGAGCATGCGGCCTACGGCCGGTGCGATGAGGAATGCGACGATGAACCACAGGATGAGGATCCATGCTATGGCGCTCACTCTCCCACCTCCGCGCGGATGCGTTGCACGAGGCGCCGCAGTGTGGCGTAGGTGGCGTCGAGCAGTTCGACGAGGGGTGCACAGGGTCCGGCGGCTTCCCATTCCTCGCCAAGCCGTTGGGGCATGGCTTCGCACGTGTCAATGTCGTCGGCGACGTTGTCCAGTTCTGCGGCCACGATAACGAGCAGGTCGGCGTGTTCGTTGACGGCCGTTTCTATCTCGGCCAGGAGCGCGGAAAGGTCCCTCACCATGTCACCTCACTTGTGTAGTGGCGCTTCCCGTCGGTGAAGGTGATGACGTAGACACCGCCGGTCATGGGTTGCACGTTGGCTACGGTGCCGTAGCGGCCCAGGTCTGGGCGCCAGAGGTACCAGCCCGGTTCGAGTGTTGCGGGGCTCATCGTTCTCACGCTCCCTCCCATTCCACGGCGACACGGCTGGCCGCCAGTTCGTACAGCGCGGCCTGGGGGGTCTCCCCCCAGGTGGTCCCGAGGCAGTCGCCGGAGCGCCCGTCCTCGTCGATCTTGAACAACTCGGCCTGCCATCCGTCGCCGGTCCCGACGATCGTGGCCTCGTATCGCTCCATGCACATGTTCCTCACGCTTCCCTGTAAATGGTCTCGGCGGGTGTGACGTTGGCGAGGATGACGCGCACGACGCGCAGCGCACGACGTGCGCGGGCAATGTCGCGGTTCTTGTCGCCCGTGGTGGGGACGGCGGCCCAGCGGACGCCGTAACCGTCAACCCACACCTCTGCTCGCATGGTGGTGGTCATGTCACTCACCCTCCGCGTCGTCGTCGGCAGGTTCGTCGGTGGCTTCGATCTCGATAACCCAGCCGAGGTAGTGCATGATGTCCGGCCGCGGGATGCTCCACCCGTAGTGTCCCCAGGCGAGGACCTGGTGAGCGATCTCGTCATTGCTCAGCGCGTGAAGGGCGGTGTCGTGCTCCAGGAACACTTCGTCGCCAGCGTCCCCGTCCGG